ACGAACCCTAGTGAATAATTTTAATGCAACAAAGCCTTTTGCGGGTATGGGTGAAACGGAAACGTATTTGGTTAATAATTTAATTGGAACTCCTAAACTATTGTCTAGGATTAACTCATAAATAAAGAATGGCAATCAATAAACATATTTACTCAGATGTGGACTTAACTTTTCTCCGTCAACCGGTGACTGGAGACGTTTCGATGAAATATAACGAACAAGCCGTAATTCGTTCTATTCGGAATCTATTATCCACCAATACCTATGAGAGGTTATTTCAACCAACATTGGGTAGTACAATTAACAACTTATTGTTTGAACCAGCATCACCATTGACCGCTAGCCTAATTAAAGATGAAATTGCCAGAGTTATAACCAATTTTGAACCAAGAGCAACCATAAGTCAATTGGTTGTAAGTGCTTTACCGGACAGTAATCAATTTAGTGTTTCTTTATATGTTTTAATTGGAAACCAAACGTCACCAACCGCAATCAATCTAATATTAACGAGGTCTAGATAATGGCCGGAGCAAACTCCAACATCCAATTAAGTAATTTAGATTTTAATAGTCTAAAGAGTAATTTTATTACCTATTTACAAAGTCAAGATACATTCAAAGATTATAATTTTGAAGGTTCTGGCATGTCCGTTCTTATGGATGTATTGGCATACAATACCCAATACAATGCATACTATTTGAACATGGTTGCTAATGAAATGTTTTTGGATTCTGCAATTCAAAGAAGTTCGGTTATCTCACAAGCAAAGACATTAAATTACACACCAAAATCAGCAATTGCACCAACAGCTGAAGTAAATATTGTTGTTAATGGAGTTACAACTTCATCATTAACACTTCCAGCATATTTAACGTTTCTATCTTCACCAGTCAATGGTGTAAATTATAGTTTTGTAAATTATGATACACAAACAGTTAATACTGTTGGTCCTACAGCCACATTCAACAATGTTAAGATTAAACAAGGCGTTTTAGGTAGTTATTCTACTGTTGTTAATTCAACAACAAATCCCACATATACTTTTGAAATACCAGATGCAACTATTGATACTACAACAATAAAAGTTGCAGTACAAAAATCAAGTTCTAATACAGCATACAATATTTACAATTTAGCAGACAATTACTTAACCTTAACTGATAACTCATTAGTTTATTTTTTACAAGAATCCTTAAAAGGAACTTATGAGATTTATTTTGGTGACGGAATTTTAGGTAAAAAATTATCTGATGGTAATATTGTAAACATTTCATATTTATCTACTGAAGGTACCGCAGCCGCTGGTGCTAATAGTTTTGTTTTAATGAATACTGTTGGTGGTTTTTCTGCATCGTCTGTTATTTCGGTACGTGCTGCGACTCAAGGTGGCGATAAAGAAAGTATAAATTCAATTAAATTTCAAGCACCAAAATCTTTTGCAGCTCAAGGTCGTGCTGTAAGTAAAAATGATTACATTACTGCAATTCAACAAAACAATTTAGGTTTTTCATTTGATGCTGTTAATGTATGGGGCGGAGAAGAAAACAACCCACCAGTTTATGGCCAAGTGTTTGTTTGTTTAAAACCAACTGGTGCTTATAATTTAACCGCATCACAAAAACAACAAATTGTTTCAGAAATTATTAAACCTATTAGTGTATTAACTGTATCTCCTAATATTATTGATCCAGATTATACTTATATTAAAATTGATACAAATGTATATTATAATTCATTTGCAACCACACAAACGGCAACACAATTAAAAACTGGAATACTTGATGCTATTAAATTATTTTCAACAAAATCATTAAATACTTTTAATTCTTCATTTAATGCTTATGAATTATTAAATACTATTCAGAATTATGATAAATCAATTATTACTAGTGAATATTCAATTCAATTACAGAAAAAAATATTTCCAAATATTGTTTCAGCAACCACATATAAATTACACTATAATACACCGTTAGAACGTGGTATGTTTTCTAGTGGTGTAACAAGTTCGCCAGCATTACAATTTAAAGACTCAGCAAATTCAGCTAATATTATTGATGGAGTTTACATTGAAGAAATTCCAACACAAACACATGGCGTAGAAACAATTTCAATTATTAATCCCGGTTTTAATTATCAATTAGCACCAACAATTAAAATTTCAGGTGACGGTAATGGTGCTACTGCATATGCAATTATTACTGCTGGAAGTATTCAAAGCATTGTAATTTCTAATCCAGGTGATGGTTATACTAGCGCTATTGCCACGGTAATTCCAGCTGAAGGTGATACAACTGGCCAAAATGCTGCTGTTACTGTTAATTTAGAAGGTAAATATGGTAAATTAAGAAGTTACTACTATAATACGACAAACGTAAAAACTATTTTTAATAATAATGTTGGTACGATTGACTATGATCAAGGAATTATTACGTTGAACTCATTTAATCCAATTAATGTCAATGATACTTTTGGCCAGTTCTCTGTTGCTGCAACACCAAAATCTTCTATTATTTCTTCTGTATATGATGGAATTATTACTGTTGATCCTTATGATCCTAATGCTATTTCTGTTAATGTTAAATCAAAAACGAACTAATACAGTTAAATGACAACAAATAACAATAAAACTTCGTTACTGGTCGCATCCCAATTACCTGAATTTATTTCAAGTGATCCATCATATAATAATTTTGTTTTGTTTTTGGAAGCATATTATGAGTGGATGGAACAACAAGGCGGAGTTGGAGATTATTCAAAAAATCTTTTACAGTATAAAGATATTGACAACACAACAGAAGAGTTTATATCATATTTTAGAAATGACTTTTTGGCTAATTTTCCAACGGATATTTTAGCAAATAAAAAAGAAGTTATTAAAATCGCAAAACAGTTATACCAATCTAAAGGTACTCCGGCTTCTTATAAATTTTTGTTTAGAATACTTTATAATTCAGATGTAGATTTTTTCTACACTAAAGATGCTGTATTAAAAGCTTCTGCTGGTACATGGTATGTTCCAATCAGCCTTAAATTATCTTCCAATAATACAAATTTTTTAGCTACCAAAAATCTTAGAATTTTTGGCACAATTACAAAATCAATTGCAACAATTGAAAATGCGGTTTTAGTAAATAATAAAATTGAAATTTTTATATCAGATATGAAACGTTTGTTTCAATCAGGTGAAGATATTATTATTGTTGATTCTAATAATCAACCAGTATATTTTTATGGTGGTCAAATTGTTGAATCAACCGATGTTGGTGCCGCAACACTAACGGCACAAATTGTAGGACAAATTAGTAAAATTACTATTGATTCAAATTCAAGAGGAGTATATTATCAACCAGGAGATCCAGTTGTTCTTTATGGAGGTTTAAATGCACCCGATGGACATGGTGCAACTGCTGAAGTTGATTCTGTAACATCAGGATCAATTCAATTCATTAACACGATTCATGGTGGTTATGGTTATACAGCATATCCAAATACCATAATTAATATAACAAATGCACCAGGTGCAATTGCAATTGTACAAAGTTTGAATCCGGCAGGTATTGCAAATGTTTCTTTTATTCCTACTGATGAGATTTTACCTAAAATAAATGTTGAAATTGGTGCAAATAATTATTTTTTTGCAAATGGTACTTGGACAAATACAACAACCAGTTTGGCAAATACATTTAGTTTTATCTCATTCTCAACTTACCCAATTTCTTCAGTTTCCGTCCAAAATGGCGGAGGCGGAATAACTGTTCAACCTTTAATTTCTGCCACATCTACGTATAAAACAGAACTTACCGAGAAATTAACCGATTTAAGTAAACTAGGGATACTTGCTCCAATTCAAATTATTAATGGTGGCCAAGGCTACTATGCAAATGATACTATTAATATTATAGGAGGTCGTGGATTTGGTGCAGCTGCAAACATCACTTCGGTTTCCGCTAACGGTGCAATTACTAGTGTAGAATATGTTTATCCTCAAGATAGTTTGTTACATTTATATCCAAAAGGTGGTTTAGGTTACAAAACAAATGGATTACCAAAAGTCACAGTTACATCCCATAATGAGTCGGCCAGCGGTGCTGTATTGACTATACCAGCAATTTTGGGTACCGGTGCTGAGTTCTCAACAACTGTAGCTAGAATTGGTTCAATTCAAACAATTAAGGTAACTGATTTTGGTGAAGATTATATTTCTACACCTTTAGTTTCATTACAGGTTCAAGATATTCTTGTTTATGGTTTAAATCCAGCATTAATACCTGTACGTGGTGATATAGTATATCAAGGCACCGATTATGAACATG